TATAATAAAGGTTTGTGCCTTCTGTTAGGTCACTTGTCGTTTTAGTAGCAAAATCTGTATTAAATAAACTTGTGGCGTAATATTTGTTTGTAACACCTTCTGCTAAATCGTCTGTGCTTACAGGTATTTTATATGTTGTTGTGCCATCATATATTTCCCATTGGTCACTTGTTTCATTCCATTTGATATGAGCATTGTTTAATGTGCTACCGCTTCTATCCACATATATGAATGCATCTCTGGCACTAGCATTACCATAGTTAAGTGTTATGCTTTGATCATTTACTAATAAATCCTCAACATTTACATAATCTATATTACCTGCTACTTCTAAATTACCGTTTATTACTACATCTGTATTAAATGTATTTAGAGTTCCACTTGTGCCAAGTGTGAATGTTGTTCCATTTATTATTACATTACTATTTGATAAATTGCTATTAGGTATAGCACTATCTTCCATACTGACTATACTAGCGTAATATGTTGTGCCATCATATACTACACTCATTACATCCACAGCACTTGGATCAAGTGATAACTCTGTGCTGTTATCTGTGAAATCCCAGTTAGTCCAATTTGAAGGATATGTTGTTGTGTCTATTATTCTATATCCTGTTAAATCCTGTGTGAATATCAGTGTGGCACTATCTCCTGCTGTGATATTAGCAAATGATATTCCTGTTATATTACTGATTAGTGATGCTTTATGTATTGTGCCTGAATCTATATCGAATGACACATTACCAAATATATTACCATTACTTACTACATCTTCCTGATAATCTATTGTTAAGGTATTAGCACTATCATTATATGTGATATCTATGCTATTTCCTGCTACTAATAAATTAGCAACTTGATCATCTACTTTTTCTGCGTTAAAATCTAACCCATTGTCTATGATATATGCTAATACTCTGGCATTAGTATAATATAGATTTACATCTTCTGATACATGTGAAGTATTTGTGGGTATTTGAAATTGTCCAGTTGCTGGTGTATAAGCACCGGATCCAGGAATAAAACTTAAAGCATTTCTAGCCCTTGTGTTAGTAAAATAAAGATTACTACCTTCTGTTAAATTACTAGTTGTTTTAGTAGCAAATCTTGTATCAAATCGTGAATTTGTAAAGAAGAAATTAGTTGACCCTTCTGCTAAGTTATCAGTATTTACTGCGGCGCCAGTTGTTGTGAAATATTTGTTAAGACTTCCTTCTGGTAAATTGTTTGTATTTACTGCCGCACCTGTTTTAGAGAAATATATATTATTACTGCCTTCTGGTAAATCGTCTGTTGTTTTACCTGAGAATAATGCTCCACTATCTATTCCAAATACACCTGATGAACTATTATATGTTATAGGTGATGTATTTGAGAAGTGTGCTCTTACTTCTAAAGGATCTGGTCCCGTGTATGTAAATACGCCTGTTGTGGGATTGTATGAGAATGATCCATCTCCACCTAAATCTTGAGCACTTACGGCACTTCTGATTACAGCATTTGATACTGCGGCTAAACCGCCCACTGTGACTTCTGTGCTTGTTGAACTTACTGATACATTGCTTTGACTTGTTGATATAGTGGTAACTAACTGGCCACTATCTACATCACTTACTGCTACATTACTTAATGTAGACGCAACACTTACTACAGGATTACTTGCTGATACTGTTATATTAGCCATTTTGTCTCCTTACAGTGGGTTAAATTGCGGTGATGTTTCTTGTCCTGGATCTCCTGGCGTTACTTCTGGTTCCCATCGTTCTAATATAGCCCAACGATGAAGTTCTGTTTGTGAGGGAGAATCGTCGGTTGTCCATTCAACACTAAATACTGTCATTACCACATTGCTTCTTGCATTAGGTAATAATTGCCCTGTATATCTGTCATCTGGTATTGTTATTACCACTGTGCCTGTTGCGGCATTTGTGACATCTATATTAGCATTGGGTTCTGTAATAGTTGTTAAATTATCAAAATATCCAGTCACTGTGGTATCAGCAAAATTGGGATTTCCTGTTGTTCTATCGTATGTAACTGTGTTTAACAGCACACTTTGATAGTCCAATTTCCAACTATATCCTGATATATTGTTTCCACCGAACGAATATGTGTATGATTTTTGATTGCTGGGGAATAATTCGATAACTTGAACATTATCTGCTCCGCCTATATATGATTTGAAATCTAAAAGTCTGCCCGACATATTTTCTCCTATGGGATTAGACTGTTATACTAAGGTATAACAGAATTATTATCTAACTATTTATCATATAGTTGCTTTTCTATATGATGATATGTATTTTATTATAACTGTGCCGTTAGATCCATCTTGACCATTAGGGCTGGCAACTCTAGTTAAGGCATGGCCCCCACCACCCCCTGCTCCAAAATTAGTAGCACCTGCCGTTCCTGCTCTGGCTAGCGTAGGCCAATTAGTCCATGTTCCATTATTAAGTTCACCTGCACCATAACCTCCGCCTGTCAATCCTCCTGCGCCACCTAACGAATATTCTAAATCTCCTACGGGTGTAGTATTTTCACCACCACCGGCACCACCTCCAGCACCATAAAATTGTGTTTTACCATTAAGATTTACAGAATTTATTCCTATACCACCATTACCACCTTTATATGCTGGTTGTCCTATTCCTGGTGTGCCTAATGTAAATGAAATACCAGATTGTCCAACGGCTCCTGAACCGGCACCTCCACCTGCTCCTATAACGAATTTACCCGCATATGTTCCTGTTTGTGTTGTTGTATTAGGCAACCCTCCATTATAATTTGTTCCTATACCATTATTTCCTTCATATGCTATAGCACTAGCACCATTATAAGGATCATATACATAACAGGCGGCACCACCTCCGTTATACCCGCTAGATCCATCTAATAATGATATAAATGCTGTAATATTTCCTACAACATTAGTTCTTACAGAACCTCCATAACTACCTCCCTGTAATGTATTACCAAATACCGTAGTATTTCCTCCTGCTGTAGGTAGCACTGGTGTTCCTGAAATACCATTACCTCCGGTTCCTCTTGATCCTATACTAATACTATAATTTGCCAGTGACACAATATTACTGCTAATTAATACTTCTCCACCAGCACCTCCACCGGCCGCTCCGTGATTATCACTTATATATGTAGAAGGATTTCTAGGATATATAGATGCGTATCCACCGCCACCGCCACCGGCTACTGCTAAATATTCCACATTTGCTAGTGTGCTATAGAAATTAGCATTATCGCCTAAATCCACTATGTTTATATTAGCACTTGTGTTAAATTGATGTGCTTTATAGAATTCATTTACTGTGATTATTTGATCTCCACCTGTAACTGTCATTGTTTCTACATCTTCTGTAAATACTGTATTACTGATTGCTTCTATGGGTGTTGCTGGTGATCCTGTTCTGATATCCATATAGAAATCTATATTAGCATTACCTATTTGAACAAGTTCTTTTGTTATTGTGGCATTACCTGTGGCGTCTAATTGAATACTGCCACTTAGGCCTTCACTATCTGTGAAATCACCTGTTGTTACATTACCCTGTATTGTCCAATAGAATGTGGGTTGGGTTGATCTATCTGCAGATATGTTAAAATTAATAACATTACCTAGATTTACATTTGCTATTACAGGAGTTACCACTACGCCTGGTGCATTAGTTACATTTATGGGTTCTGATCCGTCTATCTTATTTTTGAAGAAAGCATACTTATACATTTATGCTCCTGGAGGTGTAGGCCATACAACATCTTCTCTGTTTACAGCACCGGTATTATTAGCAGGAACATCTCTCAATGCTTGTCTATATGTTTGCCATTCCGTCTTTTTTTCAGCACTTAACGGTGAATCCTCGCCCTGTGTCCAATCACATGCAATTAATAAATTATTTCTGCGTTGTCGGATCCATTTGTTTAAATTAAACCCAGCAGTTATATCTTCTTGATCTACAACCTGCAATGTATCTAAATCAATTTTATGTTTTGCGTAATCATGAACATAACCATTTATATAACCTAAATTAGGTGCTTGTTTAAGTTGTAATTGTAAAATATTATCTTTCATACGTCTACAGGTTTCTATTTTACCTGTAACAGTATTATATATTATCCTATACATTATGGTTTCTCACCTTTTGTAATACGTTTCATTTCAAATGACATTTGACTAAACGATCTTGGTGCACTATTTCCCGGATCGTCATCAATATCTGTAAAACCTTTCAGTCTCATTGTTGCTGTTTGTGGTTTCATATCAGCAGGTAAACCATATGCTGTAGCATCTACTAAAACATCTTGACTGTTAGAGAATTGAGGAGGTGGAGATGTGCTATTAATTACTCCATAACCTGAACTTTCTTGACTTACATTAATATTATGTGTAGCATTTGCATAATTTATTGTAACATTATTACGCATAGCCGCATCAAATCCTCCTACTGGTATAGAACCTCCCAAATTACCAACAGAACCAAATGTATAACCACCTAAATCAACACCAGTTATATCAAATACCTGAGGTGTAATTATATCTTTATATGTTGAACCGCTTACTACATTAGCATTACTTAATCCTGCATCTTCTAACTGAGCACCTGCTCCAAATATCTGCAGGATATCATTAGGTATAACATTACCGAATACTGTGCCTGGTAATTGTCCCACATTGCTGTATCCACCATCACTGAAAACTTTAGGAATAGGTGGTAAACTTATAATAGGTATTCTGGGTAAATCTATAAATCCTGCGTCTCTTGTTTCATTTATTACTGGATTTGTGTAATAACTATCCTGATATTCCAGTGCTGTTATTTCAGCATACAGCATACCTGTTTCGTCTTGTCTTTCTGTTGTTCTCAACACCCTAAATAATTTTTCGTCCCATCCATATAGTGTATTAGTAAGTTTTACTACATCACCTACATCTGTTTGTATACCTGCGTAATCACTTACGAACTGAACTACTGTGCTGTTTCTACTTTGATTTAGATCTATATTACCCAGTCTTTCAGCACGAATATTATCGTTGATTAAATCTATTCTGTAATTTAACACATTGTCAGGTTCGTTAGCGTTTCTGTCACCTGCTGGTGTTGTCAATTTAATTGTGTTAGTCTGATCCTTTCTGTTTTGATCTGCGAATTCCACTTCCACGCCATTATATAAATTGTATAGTTCTGTGGAACTAATATCTATTTTACTCACTATATTGTCATCGTTAAACACATAGCAATTAGCCTTTTCTGAGGTGCTTATAGCACGATTAGGTATTGCTTTGAATTTACCCTGTTTTACATCGAATGTAAAGTATGTGGCACTTGCTTGACATATTTTATCTATATTTGTTGTTGCTGAATTAAATGTGGATACTACTCCGTTGATTTCATATCTTGCGTTTGTGGTAGATACATTTGATTTATTAGTATATGATACTAATTCGTCGCAATAGCCTTTCATTTCCACATTGCTGGTGCCTGTTATGCTGTTGACATCCAGTTGTGCGTTGCTTAGTCCTGCACCATATCTTGTGCTGGTTAGATAGTCATACAACACATCTCCTGGATTTTTTAGACTATTAGTTAGTTCGAATGTAAAGTTAGACAATCCTGTTAGACCATTTTCTGCGTCATAATCCATTTGTATTACCGCATATACCATAGCGTTTGCTGTGTGATTTACACCCCAATGTGGCACTATACTGCTTGCCGCTGTGCTTGATCCTGTTCCACTTGCTGGGAATATAACATCACTACCACTACTACCACCCTGATACACATTTATTCTTATTTTACCGTTATAGTTGGTGTCTGTGCTTTGATTAGGATCTCTGTGGCTTATAACTGTGTTTCCTGAGAATATAAGTTCTACATCATTCATAAATATATTACCCACGCTGAATGTTCCTGTTTGTGTTTCTTCACTCAGTGCGATACAATATGTCATTGTCTGGTTTTGATTACTTATTGCGGCATCGAATATGGGACCACTTGTAAATGCTTTACCATAATGAACTTGTAATTTATTGTTTGTGTTAGGTGCTAATTGAAGTGTGACTCCGGGGTCTTTAGTATCTGGTATTTCCGGCACTATACCCAATGCTCTTGCTGTTGCTACTGCTAATCCACCTGCTACTATATATCCTGTGGCTGTTGCTATTGCTGTGCCTATTAAACTACTACCCAGAAAGCCTCCACCTGCAAATAATAATGCATTAGTGATTGCGCCTGCTATTGCTGTAAATACTGCCATATTATCCTCTGAATATCCAATTAAAATCTATAGGTTCCCACCCTCTGGTGTTTAATTTTAAGTCTGGTGTTGAACTTAATGTTGTTAGAGTAAAACTTGTTATTTTTTTATCTTTTTTAAGTTGTTCTCCTATGCTGATATACTCTTTAAGTAGTCTAGCACCTGCCGTAGAGCCCCTGTAAGCACTTTCTACCCACCATGCTACTTCAGTCATTCGTTTTACATCTGGCAACCATAAATCGCCCTGTATGGTTGCTAAAAGCATACCCACTACCTGATGTTGTTCTTCAACAACTAGTGCTATACCTTCCTTTGTTATATAATCTAATACTCTATTGACGTGATTATTATCATATTTAGGATTATGTAAATCTTTTACAGGATTGCTGTTTGCGAAGTCAATCATCAGTCTTTTTATTTCGTCATAATCTTTTATTGTGGCATTTCTTATTTGCATTATCTTTCCTGCACTCTTCTTCTGTCATCACCTGGTCCTTTGCCGCCACCGCCACCGCCACCTCTGCCATATCCGCCACCAGTTGCTTTGTATTCTTTACCAAAGTCAAAGGATATATTATATAGACTTGGCACACGATCGAATACAGCATCATTAGGAAATAATCTTGCACGATCATCAGGGTTTGTTCTTTGTCCTGATACACGGTTTTCCAATAGTGTGTTTACACTGGCACAG